ATGCTGAGGTAATAAGCAAGCCCAGCTGCCAAACAAGGGTAAAAACGGAAGGGAACATCCACTGTATTAACTGCCGCATCTGCATCTTCAATACGAGTCAGACAGTCAAATTTGAGGACGTCAGTAGAATTTTCAGGAGCCGGCCACACTTTAATTTTTGGTGTGATCTGTCTGTCTATAAAGAATTGGGTGGGACGACCCGTTGTCGTTTTAGTTGGAATATTCAGGTAGGTGTCTCTGCTGATCCTATCCATCGAAAAATCCACAGAGCTGCGCGTAACGACCATCGAAAGAACATCAATTACATCTGTGCCCAGATCGTAGTCAACGTCATCTGCCGTCACTGTTTGAGTGCGTTGTGCAACGGTCCACTGATTTAAACCACGATTCGCCCAATCGGCAAAAAGTAAGTTCAATGATCTACGAGCGGTTTGTAAATCATAACCGGTGCGGACCTCAAGTCCACACCGCTCAAACGCCTCCTCAACATAGTCAGCGACGTTGAGTTCAAAATCAGTGGACCCCGAGGTTGTCATTTCTCATTACCCGCATACAAGTTATCAAAAATCTGATTGATATCTAATGTATAGTCTAAATCAGATTTTGAATAGTGGATGTGTTGAGACGGAAGAAAGTCAGGTGCTCCCTCGCCAGTTTCAAACCAGGCTGGATGGGTGACTCGCACACGATTGTTGGGGAGGGCTACGATATTACCGGTCCAATCGCCGGCATCAAGCAACTCCAACACATGACTTTGTTTATGCTGTGCAGGGTCGTCTGCTATTTCACTTTCCGTGTAGTCCACCGTGAAGAGGTACTTTGCAGGGTAGAAGTCCCCATCAATTTTAGCTAACCACGGGCACGGTTGTGCTCTTGCCATGCTATACACCGCATGAGTGTGAGACATACAATCCCAAGGTTGTGCAGCATGAACGGGCATAGGATCCGGCCATCTTTCAAGGGGCGTGTCTCCAACCAAAGCAGTGATAGGCATTCTTGCCCACATTGCCCCACCGTGGACGTTTGGCTCCTCAGTGTCATCTACTTCACAGCCTGTGAAAATCAGCTGAAAAGATAAACAACGATTTGGCAACGTTGTTACAGCGATAGCCATCGCATGTAAAAAATCACCGTGATGGCGCTCGTGATTACAAGTGTATTCGCGACGGACCCAACATTTGAAATGCGGGATATTGCTTTGCAGGTAAGGCATACCTCACCTTTTCACACGGCCCCCGCGCTTCATCTTCTTTGCGACGCCGCCACGAGCCATGCCCTTCTTCTTCATTGCCGCACCACCGTTACGCATCTTCATGGCCTTTTTAGCAGCACCGCCGCGAGCCATGCCTTTTTTCTTCATCGCCATGCCGCCATTCCGCATCTTCATGGCCTTTTTAGCAGCACCGCCACGGGCCATGCCCTTTTTCTTCATCGCCATGCCGCCGTTCTTCATTTTCATAGGTGCTTTTTTCGCAGCACCGCCACGCTTCATTTTTTTGGCAGCACCTCCGCGTGCGTAGCCTTTCTTTTTCATAGCCATGATTCACCTCATGCTTGAGTTACAGACCCTTTGGTCCTTTTTCTACGACCCGGCATAACCGCTCCGCAGCCCCTCGCGACAGCCGTACCTTTGATACGTTTGCCACGGAATGGTCTTTTAACTGGCCCACCGTTTTCAGCAGTCATCACCTTTGCTGCCCTGGTGTTTGCAACAACTGTTTTGCCTTTCTTGCCAGCTTTTTTCTTTTTGCGAGCTGTTGAAGCTCGCTGGCTTTGTGTCAAACTCTGAGCTTTTTTTCTCGGTAAACAACGATCAGGATTCTTTTTATCTTTTGACGTGCCACATTTACCTTTTATCTTCCCATCACGCCCGATCCTCACCCAGTCTTGATCAAGCCATTTTTGTAGCTCACCCATGACTACCTCTTCCTGCGAGGCGACTTTACAAGAGAAGACAAGGTTTTGGCTTGTTTTGCATGAGCACGGGAGGCTTTACGCAACTTGCCAGCAACTTTTTTGATTTTGGCTTTTTGAGGTGCCTTCATCGCTACCGTCCTCGCCTTTTACCGCCCTTTGACTTTTTTGCGTAATTTGGATCTTTGCAATATTTCGAAGCGGCAAGGTTTGCGTAGGCGCTTGGGTAAGTGTCAAAGGTGCGTTTTGCCCACGCCTTACCCTCAGGACAAATTTTCGAACCTTTACTTTTCTTGCTGGCTTTGCCACCGTTTTTCATGTAGGTGACGCCAGGTTTCCGAGGTTTTGCGCCAGTTCTCACTCGTGACGTGGTTACAGGAAAATCGGACCGCATCATATCAATTGCTCCAATCCAGCAGCTACAACAATCAAAATCATAATACCCCACATGCGATTGTCCAAAGATTTCAATTTATCTTGGATATCCATGTATCTTTGGCTGCATTCTGCTTCATGCTTTTCAAGGAGCTTCAATACATCTTCTGCTTTCATCAGCACTTCCACCTTCTACGGGCCTGACGCAACCTTGAATTTGGGTTTTTCGCAGCCTTTGGGAATTTTTTCATTTGACCCGCAGAGCGTGCACAAAAAGACTTACGACGCTTTGCATCTTTTGAACCTTTTTTTACTTTGCCCGTGACAGCCGTTTTGAGTTTGGATCCAGGGTTGGCTCTTCGATAAGCAGCTACCCCAGCTTTAGTCATTCCCGCCCCAGCTTTTGTGGGGCGGAAGTTCTTTTTGTTGCGCGGCGGCATTTTTGCCTTACGCTTAGCCACGTTTCACCTAGTTAAAAAAGAACGTCACTGCCGTGATATTCGTCAGGGTTCCAACAAAAATGTCGGTGACCCGGATACCTTCAGCAGGGATGTTCACAGAGTGTGTGTCCGAAGCATTAAAGTCCAAGTCAAGGACTGTAGCGCCGCCAGAACCATCTGTAATAGTGAGTCGTGGGGTTCCAGATGCAGTCTTCAACTGAATCTGTCTGATACGAGCGGGGCCGACAGCGAGAGAGCCCGTGCCGGTAACCCGTTTCGTCTTTACATCTGAGCCTGCCATTGGTGACTCCTTAGAATACTGAGTACTCTAGCTCAACGGTAAAACGTCCAGCGGTTGCATCCGCGTTTAGGGTCGTGGTTGCTGCTGCATACAAGTGCTTACTTGCAATCGCTGCCGTCACATTAGGCTCGAAAACATGGAAATTACCGGCGGTATTGTTGAAGTTAATGTCAACCTCAGTTACGGAAGCGGCTGCACTTACTTGCGGATCAAACACCGTAACGCCAGCACCAACGATTTCAGTGCCTGAAGAAACTGCTGCGTTAGTAGCGGTGCCGCTTGTAGCACTAAGCTGCAACGAGCCGACCAGTGTCTGACCTGCTGCGGTCGTGATACCAATCACTGCCTTGTGGATGAAAAACTTAGTTGCCGTCACAAGATCATCGGGATGATCAGTATTCAGGGTGCCAAGCTCCACGAGAACATCACCGTCAGCGTATGCTGTGGAGGTATCCGTGCCTGCAAGGGTGCCTACAAAAGTTTGGATTTTTCTTGTTCCAAGAGAAATCAGTTGACCAGTCGAGTTGACGGAAAAACCAGTTTCCGTAATCGCACCAGTCGTGCTGCTTTCATTGATCACATTGAATCCGCCCTTAGAGCGGATTGGACCTGAGAAGGTTGTGTTTGCCATTTAGATCTCCTGTCGTGGCAAGTGTCAGCTTTCGCTGTCAGGGATTAATTACCTTAACGTAAAAAAGAAAGGGCGGCAATACTGCCGCCCTTTCTCAATTTGCGATGCCAGGACCGCCCTAGGAAAGAGGATTATGCGCCGGGTGTACCGAAAACGCAACGCCAATCGGAAACACCGAAGCTATAACGCTCGCGACTCTTGAAGCGAGTGTTACCGGTGTCAAAATCGCCCTCTAGGGCAGTTTTGATCGGTGAACGATTGAAGTATTTGAAGCCGTTAGGAGCATCCGTCTTGATGAAGAAAGCATCCGTATCAGTCAGGAAGTGGTTTACCACTGCCCCGTCTGGAAGCATTCCCATCGAGCGAACCGCGTTGACATCATTGTCAGCGGTAGCCGGCCGGAGATTGGAGTTCATCACACGCTCTGCAATGAACTGAAGCTCCTTGGGAATAATCAGCTTCATGCCACGGATAGCGACTTTCAGACCACGCTCGTCAGTAATGCCAGCAATATCAATTAGCATCTGCTCCAGCGAGGTCTCATTGAGATCCGCAGCAGTAGACAGCAGGTTACGCTGGTTACCAGTAAGAGAGGGGTGCGAAGACGAGCATAGTGCTGCCCCATCACCAATCGGACTACTGGTGCTGAAAGCGTTGTTCAGAACAGCAGCAGCTTTGATCTGCTTGGTCTGAGCCATCGAGCGGGCAAGAGCCTTCGTATAACGCGCCGCAAGGCGGTCATACAAATTATCTTCAATCGCCTCTTCGGTGATTGAAAACGCAAGAGCAATGGTCTCGTGTGTGTAACGAGCCGTGAAAGTCTCTTGTGCATCATCGAAGCTAATTGTTCCGCCTTCGGATTTGACCGGAGCCGTTCCGAAGCCACCGAGCATCACCTCTTCTTCAAAGGCACGATCCGAAGCTTCTTCGTCGTAGATTTCAGCATGCTCGTTTTCGTAACGATCATACTCAAGGCCAAAAAGAGCATTCAAGCCAGGCTCAAGCTCTTTCGCCAGTTGTGCGCGAGAAATAGCCATTTACAAGCCCTCCTTAAATACCGGTGTTTGCAGCGGTGCCTACGGCGGCTGCAAAACCACTGTTGAAATGGCCTAGGAGTCGGACAATGTATTGGTGACCCACCGCAGAGTAATCCACGTTCGCGTCATCCTCGTAGAGACCAACAATACGCACGTCCAACGTTGCCGTTGTTGCCGCGGTGCTGATATCCAACATGTCGCTCGATTGACCAGTGTTAGTGCTACCATTATTTACAGACGCCATTGTTGCATTTGCAAAAACGTCTGCCAAAGCGGTTGCACGATCTGTATTCGTGCCGTCAGCTACAACCACAAAAAGCTGCATTGGGTTGTCATACACGAATGCTTTGATTGGGAAGTTCGTGTCAACACTGACGTTATTAGAGCCCGGCCAATAATTGTTGAACACCGTTTTTTTAGTGTTTGAATCAACATACTCACAGCCGTTGAAAACACCAAGCGGGGCGACCGCTTGATCCGTAATGTCAATGACTCCGGCCGCGGTGGGAATTACAATACCGCCTTTGTAAATGGCATTAGTATTGTTGCTGGCAATCTCATACTGGGTCAGGCCCATGTTATTAGATTCACCACCCGTAATCCCAACCGGACGAAGACCAAAGCCACCAGTTAGTGCATTTGCCATCTTCTATTCTCCTTCGACACTATTTGTTAGTGCCTCCAAAGGTTACACGGGATTGACGTTCAGGTTTCGTGATCGTCATCGTTGAATGAGCGTTCTCTCTCATCATGTCGTGATCGACGGCATCCATCTGGTCCCGAGATCTTCCTTGAAAGTACTCGGTTCTTTCGGCCACCGTCTCCAACGGAATCCGAGCAAGAACAAGTCCACCGACTCCAAACACACCCTCAAATTTACCTGAATCAATTACGGGAGCCTCAAAATCGGGATATTCATCTCTACGGACGAGCTCGTAACCTTCTCTGAGTTTGGCACTGACATTCTTTCGATCATCAAAGCCGCGAGTCTCGGCGCGTATCCAACGATGTTTATACCCATCGGGCGCAGGCGGTGCATCTAGCATGGACGGGGGAGCCCAAGGCTTACGCCTTGCTTGCTTCTCCCTAGTCTTTGTTGCGCGAGAGGAACGATCAGTGCCTTTTACAGCAGTTACTTCGTTTGTATCAGACATTGTCTACCTCTTAACGTATTTGGCGTATTCCTCAAGCGGCACTCCAAGCTTCTTGGCAATGGCGACCTCTCTTTCAGTCAAACGCACTTTTTTCGATCCAGATTTTTTAGCGGTTCTTGAAGCGGAAGCGACGTTCTGAATCGGTTTACGCTCTTCTTCCACACCGGGGTCTTCAAATTTGTGCGGAAACTCTCTCCGCACAGCTTCATCCAAGGCAGTATAGTAATCCTCGCTCTTGGGGTCTAGCCCTTTGTTTTCGACAAGTTGTTTGTGTATGCCGAAAGCTGCATAAGTCATAGCCTGGTCCTTGCCAAACCACTCATTCTCTTCCGCCCATTGTTCTGCACGAGGGTCTCGCCGCCTCGGGGCTTGGGCAGGAGGGGCCTGTGCCTCTGTAGGAGGCGCAGTGGACGGCTCTGGGGCAACAGGGGCCTGTTTAGACACAGTAAGTTGAGCGATGCGCTCCTGCGCCGCGACAGCTTGCTCTGAGTCGCCGATAGAAAGCGCCTGACGCATTTGATTTTTTGCGTCTTCAAGTTGAGTATCGACGCGTTCATGGAACTGCGTTTGAGCAAATTGATCCAAATCATTCAAACGAGATTTGAGTTGCTCTGCCTCTGCCTGCCGAGCCTGAGCATAGCGAATTGCTTCTTCTTCACGACGCTCAGCCTCTCGCATTTTTTTCGTCAAACGATCAATACGAGCTTTTGTATCAGAGACTTTACTTTTGTGCTCCTCGTCTGAGCTTTCTTCAACTTGTTCGACTGGGGCTGAATCATCAGTGGAATCGGCCGGCGCTTCGATCTCTACCTCAACAGCTTCGACGCGCTCTTCAGCTTCAAACAACTCGTCTTGTTTTTCTTTCATTTGCGTAGACATCACCACCTCAAATATGAATCAAGTCATCAGGATCCATGACGGTTCCGAGAATCTCGTCATCGTTCAAGATGCGAACTTCACCGCCATCGATTTTCAAACGGGAACCGGCATACCTGGCAAAAAGAACCCAGTCGCCCTCTTTGCACCACGGCTTCCAATTTTCCATCTCATCGGTCGGATCACCGAATTTCTTCGGATCCTTATACGCCAGAGAGCCAAGTTTCACGACATAACCAACTTGCGTCGCAATATCGTACTCTTCTTGCGTTTTGCCGGGTATAATGATGCCAGATTCAGTCTTACCTTTGCCTTTATAAGGCAAAACTAAGATACGCCAGCCTGTAGGGGTTGGCATCCTATCTTTCAAAGACTGGTCCATAAGTGTTGGATCGAGAACTCGATCCTCGTTGGGAACATACAATGTTTCCGAAATTGTCGGCTGACTCGCCTTAGTCATCTATTAGCTCCTGTTTCTCTAGCAGGCTCTTGAGTTCCTGTTCAATGAAGTCCAAAGAGTCGAGGTTTCCCATCAATTCTCTATACATTTCCATGTCAGAGACACCTTTGAACTGTAAGGTTTGGCATATTTGTTCTCGACGCGATTCAATTTTTTCAAGAACAAACATGGAGATTCTTATGGCATCGATGATGTCACCTCTTGCTGTTTCGGAACTTGTCCAACCCTCGTATCCCCAGTGCGGCGCTGCATGTTAAAAACAGCAGATATGTATACCACTCTGGCAGCTCATTGAGCCGGTCAAACCCATTTTTAACCACACCTTCCATGCCCGGAATAAAAACCAATATCACGGGAATCAGGATAATTACGGTAACAATTTCATCTTTTAGAGACGTTTGCGTGGACTGGGCCATGATTAGCTCCCACTTTGAATCATGGGTGGCCGCAGTCTTCATAATTTCTGCTTTGGCTTCAGCTTCAGTCTGAGCCAAAGTTGCTTTGGCTTTCTGCTCGGTAACCTTTTTCTCAAGAAAAGTACCGGCTAGATTAGCTATAGGACCAATAAGTGCTTGAAACATGGGCTTCTCCTACTTTCGGCTCATCCATGCACTAACGCCCATGTACGCTCCGACGATGCCCGCACCCGTAATATAAAACAGATTTGATACGTCGCTCAAGAGTTCAATCCGTTCATCAGGAACAAAAGGCATGAAAAGCATAATTGTAAAAACAGCCATGCCAATCAAGCTCCAGGTCGCCATTCGCCGTTGAGCTAACAGCTTCCGAAGCTCGGCCTCTTCCTTCTTCATTTCCTTTGCGTAGGCTAACTCCTCGTCAGTGATCGTGCCGTCACCGTCAAGATCATAGTCGGAGTATTTTGTGTCACGCTGGAACGACTTTTTGCTCATTTATAACCCATGTAAGAGCCGCCCTTTTTAGCGGCTCCCATACCACGAGCCGTCATGGGGACCATCTTCTCAGGAACCTTCACTTCTTTGTTACGCTCTGTCTGGACAGCCTTTGGGGCTTTGCCAGGGGTATTGGTAACGATTTTTACAACACTCATTATTGTCTACCTTTCATTTGCTCTCTTTGCAGAGAGGCGTCTATTCGTGCCTTGGTCTGACGCTCTTGACTTGCCATGCGCTCATCAAACTGCCGTGCCTTCTCCTGCTGAGCGCCTTGCTGGAGTTGCAGTTTCTGACGATCAATATCAGCATCGTTTTGTTCGGCCTGCGCCCGAATCTGGAGCTCCTGTTCCTTGAGTGCGACAACAGGATCTGCGCCCTGCTGCCCACCAGATAGGGAGCGGCTAAGTTGTTGTACCTGTTGCATAAGTTGTCCAACCATTTGTGCAGTCAAAGCCTCAAACTGCATTTTTTGTTCTGGGGTGCCCTCCCCTTGGAACTGCAACTGTTGAGCCGCCATCTCCCTGGCCTGTATCTGAACGTGTGACATGATATGTTTTTGGACTGCCATAGCCACGTCAGCCATAGCGCCAACCATTGGTGAAGCGCCAAACACCAAGTGTGCCAGAATATGAGACTGATGATCTTGGCCGGGAAATGCCACCATCGGAGATTTTTCCAAAGCATCTATGTTTTCTTGCGCAGGATCCTTTGGCACAGGCTTTTTCTCACTCTGTGCCTTCAAGACCTTATCAATATCGCGCACACCTAGAGCCTCGTACATATCCCGATAGACTTCATACATGTTGTGAAGCTCTGGGGCTTGCATTGCCAGCTGCATTTTTGTCTGTGCAAGAGCTATTCGTTGCGCTTGGCTGAACACGTTCGGGTTTGAAACAGGTATGACATCAACACGCTCGTCAAAATCCTTTGCGAAAACCTCCGCTGTTACGCCTTCAATCTCATACGGATAGGTCGGCGGAAGACTTTCTGCCATTACGCGCGACAAAATCTTGAACTCCTGCCGCATCGCATAATGAAGACGCTTGTGAACAGCACTCATGACGCGTGAGCCTTGCTCCAGCAAAGCAATCGTAGTCCCTACCGCAGCTTGCTGATCTCCATCACCAACCTTCATGTCAGTGATAGTTGCAAATCTACGGCCGGCATCCACCACAAAGCCCATCAACTGGAACAAAGTATTGTCCGGGCCTTTGAAAGGCAGCGGCATAAGGCTGTCACGAATAGCCCCTCCGGGAGCATCGACATCACGAAACTCACCGGGCTGAAGCGGATCTTCGTCATCGCGTATACGCAGTCCGCGGGCTTTAAAACCCGCTGGGAGGTTGGACAACGTACCGGCGTCGATTAACTGCCTCAGTGCCGCCGTGGCGGTCCGTGACAGCCCGCCAATCGTATGAATAAGCCCCAAACCGTAAAAACCAAAGCCCGGCAAGAACTTGTAGTGAACAAAATACTGTATTTTCTTCTTTTTCTCATCATCTTCACGATAATTACGACGTATAGACAGAACCCGGCCATTATCTTGTGAAATGGTCACAACGTAGGGTATTTTGATACCGGTGGCCTCGCCATCCGACCCCATGTCCTCATAACCCTCAATATCAAGATCAACATGGCACTCAAGAAGCGTGCAATCATAGTCAATATTAGAGGGTTCAATACCTTTGAGCTGATCGAGCTCGGTTTGGAGGTTTCCGCCATCGGAAGATTGCGACGGCAGCACAGGAATGTCGAGATAAAAGCCGCCAAGCTGCTTTTTGCGCAGCTCATTCAGTGACATTTTCACAACGTGTGTGATATTTGGGCAACTTTCCAGATCCGCAGCCTCATAAGGGACTACAAGATGCTCTGCCGGCACAAATTTACTTACCGCCCGGCCCATACTCTCCTCATAATAGACTTTTTTGAAGGTGCTGCCAGCCAAAGGCAGGTAAAACAGCATCTGATCCATATCAGGAGTGTAATCTTCCATCACATTAGTGATGTAAAAGTTCATAAATTCTTTAACGCGCTGAGACTGATCCTCTTTTTCCTTCGTTGCAGAGCCTACAATGGCCGTGCGCACTGGGCCCGAAGGTGGCAACAGCTCATTGAAAGCTTGCGCCTGAAATTGCACCGCAGCCTCCGCGAGAAGGGGATGTGTAACGCCGGTAGCCCCGCGGAAAGGCTCTGTTCTTTCTTCATAACTGAATCCCAACAGCTCCAAACCGTTAGCATAAGCATCTTCCCACTCCTGTCGGCTCGATTTGTTGGCATCAAACTCCCCCAAAAGATCAGAAGCAATCGAATCGAGCACACGATCATCTAAATTTTCAGCAAGATTGTCGTAAAAACCCATGGATCCGCGGGCCGTGGTCTCCGGTCCGAAAGAAACCATGGCGCCGCCATCCTCTTCAAGCTCGACCATGATGTCTTTCGACATCACTTCGGCGCCTGGAGACTCGATTTCGACCTCTGCGGCCACCTCTTCCATGTCAATCTGCGACGGCAGATTGTTTTCGATCAAACTTATTGGAGGTCTTGCCATTCTTCGCCCTCTACGCGAATGCAAAGCATTTCGCTGTTAAATTGCAAATCTTCATCCAAGTCAACGACCGTGCTGTGAAAGTAACACTCGGACATCGTATCACTGAATGCCAAAGGCTCTACGCCATAGCTTAGAGGAGTGTGCGCAGTAACCAAAACCAATACCCAACCGTACACTTTAACGACCTTCATTCACGTCAATGAATGTGTCTTCCAGGGCAATATCTTCCCCTGTTACCTCGGCCCCGCTCATTCCAGGCTCAATGATATCCCTTCGGAATCTAGACGTCAAAGAACGATGCTCATTAAGTATGAGAGGGATCACTTCCATTTGGTATCCCTTGATTTGCTGCAAGAGCGGTTGCAGATCTGGGTTTCGTACGTTTGCAGTTGTCTTTGATGGGAACTTTCCTGACAACAAACCGTCCAAAAGATCTCCGTAAAATCTACGATTATCTTTGTCAAACACCTCAAATCCTGGAGGATCTATAATCTGACCGTCTTTAAAGTGAGGGCCTAGAGTTCCATAATAAAAGTAGTGTTCCATCAATGGATACTTTTGAAATAAACCAGCTTTTTCAATCTGATCCTCCACCTTGTACTTCGACTCTTCCGGCAGATAACGACCTGCATAATTTGCTAAACCAGATACATTTTGAACCTGTCGAAACAAAGGACCGCTTTCAGCAGCTTGTGGCAAAAACTGTAAGGTTGTTGGCACCGCAACAAGCGAATGTTCCAAATCAAACTCTGTTTTGCCCAACGGCCCTCCAAGGCTTGTTAAGTACGGCTTAATTAAACCTTGGAAGCCCACTTCGGCGCGGAATTTTGCTTCATCCGCAGCGGCCTCTATTTTCAATACTAAATCTTCAGTCGGACCGCCAAAACCAGTCATTTTGGCTACTTCGAAATCGTTCCGCAAAGCGCCCGCCCGTTGCTCAAGATCTATCGCATATTGATTAATATCTTCAAACCTCAAACGATTTTGCTCGGGCACATTGTTGTAAGCATAAAAACGCCTGATATCAAACAGATACTCTTGGAAGGGCCCTTCACCGGAAGGTTGGTTTTCCAGAATAATCGCATCTTCGCTCCTGAAATCTTCAACAGACCCCGGTCTTGGGAAGGCAGGAGAAGCGGGCCCGAAAATGCTCTTACCGAGGCTTTGGAAGTATGTTGGGCGTCTTTTGACAATGTCGGCCATGCGTTTATTTATGCCCGCATGTAAAAGCTCGTGCATATTTGTTAGCTTATCTTGAAAATTTGTGCCCTCGGCAATCGACTCGTTTATAGCCTCACGGTTTATGGTTATTTGGTCATAGTAAGGGAAGTAACTGCCGTAATTGTTATTGAAAATTTGTGCAGATTCCGGGCTCATAACCGCAGGCATGCTTGTAAAAATATTACGTTCCTCTGCCGTTAATTGAGGAATCAAGCTTGTAATCCCCAAAGCATTCAAGGCTTGACGCTGTCGAACCGGGTCCATGTCAAACGCCGAACCCATCAACCCGTAGGTTTCTGGACCTTCCAATGCCAACATATCTATTTCGTATTCTGTGTTGCCCATAATTAGTTGACGCGCAGCATCCAATAATTTTTGTTGGTCCGCGGTCAGCGGGTATGTATTCGTGGCCTCGTCAAACACAAGATCGGTTGTTGGCGGGCCTTCTTTTGACGGTCTGTAACTTGTTGGCGGAGCTGGAGTAAAATCACCAACATAAACACCCGTTTGCGCCTCTATAGGGCTGGGTGTTCGACGTAACGCACTGTCTAAATCACCCGCTTCGTTATAAAAATACTGCACACTTTCCCGAGTTGGATCATAAAAACCCGTTGAATGGCTGTGAACATACCCCCCGGCGTGATAATTTTTCACGACTTTGGGTATCAT